CTACTTTTGATGGAAACGCTGGTAAGGTTTGTTACTAATGGTTAAATTTATTATAGGAATTGTGAGTGGTATTGTTCTAATAACATACTACCCACAAATAGGGTCAGTACTAGGAGATGTATTCGTAGATACTGGCATTCGTGATGACTTAGTGAACTTGTTGAAAGGGGTTTAATAATGTATAAAGAAGTCGCAATAATAGGAACTTGTCTTGCACTTGGTGCTTGCAGTACTAACAAGGTGGTTGAGGTTATGAATACCGTTCCACCAAACTCAATCGCAGATGCAGAAGTGTATCAGTATAAAACAAAAGCAGTTACAGAACAAATCGAGGTTATGCCTGATTGGTTCAAAAAGATGCCAGAGAGTGATACTGCAATCTATTCTACAGGGACAGCAGCAACAACAGATTTGCAATTATCAGTTGACCTTGCAGTATTGAATGCAAAGACAACACTTGCAGACCGTATCAATGGTAGGGTTCGTTCTCAAACCAAATCTTTCGTTGCAAAGATTGGTAATGAAGAAACTGCATCAGTATTGTCAGAAGTAGAAAAGGCAACCAAAAACATCATTGCAGATGTGGACGTTGCTGGATACAAAGTATCTGAAACTGAGGTAGTAACAAATGGGCCGAAGTATCGTGCATATGTACTACTAGAGTATTCTGACAAAGAGGCGAATAAGATTATTATGAACCGTCTGCGTAAGGATAGAATGTTAGTGTCTAAGATTAAGTCAACCAAAGCATGGCAAGAACTAGACGATGTAGTATCTGAAGTAGAAAACAAAGATGCTGTAAAATCAGAAAACAACTTGAAGGTACTTACTCAATAATGTTACAAGAACTAATAGTTTCGTTAATGGTATCGATTTCACCAGCAGAGGCTGCCGCAATAGATAAATCTATTGCTGGTCACCTTGCTGATGAATCATATTGTCTCGCAGAGAATGTATATCACGAGGCACGAAACCAACCTAAAGTGGGACAGATGGCAGTTATGTCTGTCACACTTAATCGTGTGAATGACCCTAGATATCCTAATACGATATGTGGAGTAACTAAACAGGGCCCGACTAGACCTAGTTGGAAAGATGAAACGGTTATGATACCTATCAAACACAAATGCCAGTTCAGTTGGTACTGTGATGGTAAATCTGACCGTATTCACGATATGGAAACATTTAATTCCATTTATCTCTTTACAACAGGACTAGTTGATGGTACAATGATACTTAAAGATGTCACAGAAGGTGCAACACATTATCATGCTGATTATGTATCACCAGATTGGGCAAAAACTAAGACTAAAACAATTGAGATAGAAGACCATATCTTCTATAGATGGGAGACTGCTAGATGAATATTTTTTACCTAAGTCCAGATGAGATGGTTGCCGCACAAATGCATTGTGACAGTCATTGTAGTAAAATGATTATTGAGTACGCTCAATTGATGTCTACTGCACATCGTGTACTTGATGGTGAAGAATATTATGGACGTACTAAGAACAACCGTAGAATTAAACGGTGGTTGCATCCAGATGCCGAACTAGAGGATACTCTATACAAAGCATCACATATCAACCACCCTAGTGCTATTTGGGTACGTCAATCTCGTGCAAACTACAGATGGTTGTATCGTATGTGGACAGAACTAAATACAGAGTTCATGTATCGATACAACAAGAATGTGCCACACGAGAGTTATCGTAAGTTGCAGTTGTTACTTGGTACTGAACCCACAAATCTCAAAGAGGGGGTCTTTACAGAACCAACACCAGCAATGCCAAACGATGTAAAGAACCAGAGTTCAGTAGTCGCTTACAGAGATTACTATATAAAGTATAAACAACATTTGGCAAAATGGACAAAAAGGGATATCCCACAGTGGATGAAAATATATGCTGCATAAGATAAGTGAGTTTTGTGACAAGATTGATAATATTAAAGATATGTCTGATAGACTTAGAATCATGAAGTATGACAATCCAAAAGCGCCTAAAATTCAGATTGACGAACTTATTGCAACAATCCAATTGGACTGTCAATTGCTTGCCAACGATAAATCTAAATACGATAAGGAATAGTATGCCGACATTTACGTTTAAGAACCATGACACTGGTGAAGAGTTTGAAGAATTCTTTACTAGTAACAATGCGAAATATGAATGGTTAGAAAACCATCCTAATAAGGTAACTCAACTTCCAAGTACATTTGCTATATCTGGACATGGAACTGGAGATAGGATTAAGAATGATGCTGGTTGGAACGAGGTTCTATCAAAAGCCGCAGAAGGTAATCCTGGCACACCGATGGCAGAACGATATGGTAAACCATCGATTAAAGAAATTAAGACACGACAAGTAGTTCAGAAACACTTGGCGAAACAGAATAAGGGGAAATAGTATGGCAAAAGCGAAAGATATCCGTATCGATAATATGGTAACGGTTAGTCCTGTAACTGACAATCAAAAGATTGCATTCCAAGATTATAAGGCAGGGAAGAACCTTTTCTTATATGGAGCGGCAGGGACAGGTAAAACCTTTATTACATTATACCTTGCATTACAAGAGGCACTAAGAAATGAAACCAAGTATGATACAGTATACATTGTTCGTAGTGCAGTTCCTACTCGTGAGATTGGATTCTTGCCAGGTGATGAAGAAGATAAGACAGCATTGTTTCAAGTCCCATATCAGAATATGGTGAAGTTCATGTTTGAACAACCTAACGAACAAGCGTTTGCTATGTTGTATGACAGACTAAAGAATCAAAATTCATTAATGTTCTTGACAACTTCCTTCTTGCGTGGTATAACATTAGATAATGCAATCATCATTGTGGATGAAGCACAGAACTTGACATTCCATGAATTGGATACAATCATTACTCGTGTGGGTATGGATTCAAAAATTATGTTCTGTGGTGATTTCTTCCAAAGTGATTTGCAGAAGCATATTGATAAAGAAGGTATCAAACACTTTATGAAAATCCTAAAGGGTATGAAGTCATTCTCTAATATTGAATTTACACTAGGTGACATTGTTCGTTCTGGTATGGTAAAAGAATATTTAATCAGTAAGATAAAGGCAGAAGAAAATGGGTAAGAAAAGTTCAAGAACATCTCAGACCTCAAAGGGTGAGAGAAGAAGTCTTGCAAGAGATGTTGTAAAAGCAACTCGCAGAGACTATATGAAGAGTGGCAAAAGAGGTATCAACCAACTTGCTGCATTTATGAGAGGTAAGAATGTTATGTTAACAATCGAAAACCCAAACAAAAACGAAACGAACAAGCGTTTCATCAGAGTGCCTGCTAATACAGTATGGCGTAATTTTTCAAGAAAATAAAATAAGGACTATATTATGAATTTTGTGCATAACCCTATTGATATCCCAGAGGTATCCACTAAGAACATTAACCGTAAGCGTTTCTATGATACGCCAACTGGTTTCTATCCATCCATTACAACCGTATTGGGTGTTCGTAAAGAGAAACAACAAGGACTTGCAAAGTGGCGTGAAAGAGTTGGTAACGATGTTGCTAATCATATCATGCGAACTGCTGCTGGTCGTGGAACTGCTGTTCACCATATGTGTGAAGACTTCCTCAATAACAAAGATGTTATCAAAGAAGACCAGAAGTTCCTACCTTGGTGTTTGTTCTCACAACTAAAACCAACCTTAGAGAAATCTATAAATAATATATATGCTCAAGAATGTGGATTGTGGAGTGAGAAGTATCGTGTTGCTGGAAGAGTAGACTGTATTGCAGAATGGAACGGTGTTCCGTCTATTATCGATTTCAAGACTTCTCGTTCAGAACGAAAAGATGATTACAACTTTGAGTATTATATGCAAGCATCTGCTTATGCAGAGATGTTTGAAGAAAGAACTGGAATCGAGATTAACCAGATTGTGATTCTAGTCGTTACAGAAGATGGACTAGTTCAAGAGTTCGTTAAAGAGAAGCATGAATATCTGCCACATCTAATCGAAACCATTGATATGTTCACAGAACAATGGGAAAAAGAAAATGAAGAAACTGATAATAATCCAGATGTTGTTGGGGTGCCTGTTTAGTACTGTAGTATTTGCAGAACCAGAACGAAAACTAAAACCAGTGCAGTGTGGTACATATAATGAGGTGTACAAAGCATATATTGAACCAAATAAAATGCGTCCATTATTTACTGGAGTAGCAACTATTGTTAGACAAGATGGACAAAAACAACCTATGCCGGTAGTATTCTATCTAAACTCTGATGATGGTAGATGGTTATGGATTGAGACTAATCAAGAAGAAACTTGTGTTGTTAATCTTGGTGATGGATGGGATGCTAATGTTTCAAAAGATGACCTTCATGCACTTTTATCTAGGGAAAAGTCTTGACATTCAAAAAATACTATGGTATAAATAATATACAGTTTGTTGATACAATCTGAGAACTAGACAGGACGGCGGGGCAGTACCGCCCGCCTCCACCATAATTACTTGAGGACAATATGTTTGATAGA